CTTTCTTTCACTTTCGGGGAAAAACGTGGAGCACAGCTCAATATCATAAGGTTCTTAGATCGTACCTTAATCAACTCACAATTCAAATCTAGATCAATCTCTCGAGATCACACATATCTTCATTGCTGTTAATCAAAGGATCACAAGATCTACTTACAACACCGCGCTAGCTCTTAGACCGGGGTGAGTTTTTGGCTCTCACCCAGTAGCTGTAAGTATATTTCTTATATATACGAAATCGCACTCCACGACTTCTGCAATTTATACTCTTGCTATCGAGTTGAAGTGATATACACCACTCGTGTTCTGCAGCGTTCCTGCATAGCGAAGATCTCCTCTGTTATTTAACCCATCAAGGGATGTAGAGGACCCACATATCTGGTATTTTTATCAAGCAATAGGTTCCAATCCTTCTTTCTCTCACGTTGTCACAGTCCGATTCATTACTCACACTTTATCTAAGGTCATTATCCTCTGACTAGTGTGCACCTGCCTAATGCAGGGAGGCATGATATTACAGACGAGCATTAACAATAATCATTTAACTTCCTTCCAACTTATTACTAGCACAACGCTTTCGGTCAACTCCTGTTGCTTAATCACGGCCTCATAACTTGCTGTACACCAGAAGTTTCACAACAACCATTAACACTTAACCATTCAAGGAAGTCCTTCGCTCGATCGCCTAGAGTTTTTCAAGAGCGCTACGAACTATGACTTACGCAAGTTCTTTCATGTTTTCTACTAGGTAGCTTTTATATTCAGCATTTGTAAACAACCCTCGCCAGTACAACAAAGCACTACTGGTCACATGCTCTTGCCGAGTTTAACGGCGAATTGTGGTAATTTCAACCCCAGAATTTTCACGACATAGTTTCTCCATTAGAAACTTGTTCACGAAATCATCTGTCTTCCCTAACACAAATGACAATTCGTCATACGGAAAGAAAAACAAATGATCTGGATCTGAGACAACACAAAACCATAATTTGGAACTCTCAACATCCAAAAACACCTTGAAAACATCAGTCTCCACCAGAACTTTCTTGTGTGCATTCTGCTTCTTCACAATCAAATCCATCAACTTCTCATAATTGGTAGCCTTATTAAGACCACCAACATCGAAAATGGGTGAGACTTCTGACAATCCTCCAGGAATTTGGGTAATAACAATCTTAATTAAACCAGTTCCAGCTCCATAAAAATTCAAACTATTTGCATAGGTGATTGAAGCACCATCAGCAAAAACTTCAAATTCACTCGCCTGTGTGTCATTTGCTTGTCCATTCACATAATTTGGACCTAATGACAACCCGGTGTTGACTTTTTGAACACAACCCACCAAAGTGGTGTTGTAAGCCCCAGAATTTACTGAAGTTGTTGTTGTCCTTGACATATACAACCAAACAATAAAACGACCCCTTGTTCCGTTTGGAAAAGTAATACTATTTCCAGTCAGTGTTGGATTAAATGTATTAACACCTGCCGACCCTGCTGTCCATCCACTTCCCAAAATTGCTGCATCTGTCGAACTAGCTGCTGCCGAGTTAACCACAAATGTGTCAATTGTAGTGTTCACAAAACCTTGACTACGCGGAACATACAACAAAATGTCATATGACACCCAAAACTCTCCAATGACCGCACTTGACGCAACATTTCCTCCAACGGCCAATGTTGTCTTTCCAATGTCATAATCATTGATTGAAGTGTTCGCTGGATTTGCAGCACAACGAACATTTCTCCGTGGATCTCGCACTTTGTCGGGAGAACACTCAACCCATTGTTGAAATGACTTGCTAGGTTTAGCAGCATCAGCAAACTGGGCATTTAATAATGAGCGTTTATCAACAAACGGAGCTGAACCCGCATCATATTGCGTAGACATTGCAACATAACCCAATCCAGCAGAGTTAGTATACTCCGAGCCTTCAGACACAAATTCAAACACTAAACCAAGAAATTGGTATTGTGTATAATTCGCGGCCACTTGATTCAACCACGGAAAGGTTTCTTTCATTCCAGGATTCAAGACAAATTCTAACGGCACAAAAGAACTTGTTGTCGACAACACATCTCCAATGTATTCCCGATGAGCAATTCTCGTGACCATTCCATCTTCATGGATACACGGAACATCACTCCTTCCTTCTCGTAATTCACGAACAAGGGCACCGCCATGTTTTCCACTTGTTGCTCCAGACATAATAGAATTTGCTTTTGGCTCAGGACTCTTCACAAGAATATCCTCATCGGGCACATAATCACCCATACCCATCAACATTGGAGCAAAATGCTCAACCAAATCTGATCCAGTATCCATTAGCTTCTCCCACCACTCTGGTGTTCGTCCTCCATAACGGTCTTTCTTTTTCTTTCTTCGTTCACCAGCCTCAGAGACATTGCTCTTTAACTTGGCTTGCAAAAATTGTGCTTTTTGTGCACCAAGATGCTGCTGTGCTTTCTTTTCAGATCTCACAACAGGTTTCTCGTGGACAATTTGTTTCTTGTCCAAACGAGACTGTAAAATTCGACTTTTTGAATCAGCCTTAGAAACACCTTTTGCAAGGTTTTTCACATGTTTTTCTTGCTCCTCAGCAGAAAAAATAATACGTGTCGCTTTCTCGCCTCCCCCACGCTTTGGTTGGCTTTTATTGGCATTGGTTGCCGGTGAACTCATTTGTTCTTTTGTTCCAGTATCCTTAGTGCAAGACTGGAAACACTGCTCCGTCAGAAATAAGGATGTTCCTGTCCAAAGGTCAAACAAACGTTGGTCACTCAAGATTCCGGTTTTTGCAACAATCCACTCAGGATCATCAAAACATACCCGATCAAATTTTTCTAACAACCAATTAATTACATTACGCAAAAATTTTCGCAATACTATATCAGTATACCCACATACTAACATCCCACACGTTCTATTCAACGCATTTGCAGGTGTATGTTTCTGTCGGTTACTATATAACAGTGACGTTAAAATCTTACGTCTATTGTATTGAGGCACAGCAAATCCTTTAAGATAAACTGTATGTGCACTCAAATAATCAAGATCAACTGCTGCCCTGGGTTCGTAAGTGTCTGAAGTAGTAATAATCCCAATTGAACTAAACTCTTCACACACAGACTTCCCATTATAAAAAGGATGTGCTTCATCACTAACAGTCCATGTATTATCATCGCCACACAATGCAAAAGCAACATTATTTAGAAGCTCTGCTAGTGTCGTTCCTTCTTTCTCAGGAACTAAACGAATCCAAGCATAACTAAGTAAAGTAAACAAAATTAATGTATTATCATTAATCGTGTTAACACTGCCTGAAGGATTTCCTCCAAGCTTAGTAATCAAAACACCCTCTGGTGAAATAATCACAGTATTTACAAGATTTCGGTAGTATGTTTTGAAACGTTGCAAGTTTTCACTTGTCTTATCCTCGTCTCTCAAACAATTCCACCGCAATCGCGCGCATCCCCACATCATATAGGAACGCAAACTAGAATCATACTCACTTTCATCAAGTGCATAACCATTAGGATGGGCTGCCAGTTTTTCCAGCAAACGGCCCCAATTTCCATTCATAGGACTCCATCCAACAGTTGAACTGGAAACTAGCCATGCAGAATTCATTTTCTCATTCATATCAGCAAACAACCGATTTCCATCTACAGTGGCATCCACTGCCATTGCTGTAAAAGTTCGAATTTTATTTTGCTCTGTCTTTTCAGATGGCCGAATTTCCTCTTTCAAAGCATTTGTACACAAATATGTATGATTCCAGTCACAACCTAATGATTGCCAACTTTCTTCAAATGTTTGCATAATGCTCTCATCAGAGTCCAACAGATCACCTTTCGTACCATAAAGAGTGTTGAACGGGGCACCTGCAGATGTGGTTCTATCTAATTTAGACACCACCTCATCTAGCGTGCGCACCTGTGCACCACACATATATGGATAAAAATGTTTGGAAGTCCACTCCCACGCTCTATTCATATCCTGAACTTGATCATCGTCAAGGGCAGGACAATCCTTAGCATATTTTGATAAAGATTTATAAGCTGCTTCCTCATTTGGGATCGGCAACCCCCACTCTTTTGGCTTCTCAACCTCATGATCATCATAATACATTTCAATAAAAGGATCAATTGTACGGCGATTCTTATAAAAAGGATGCCGTGTAATTTGACCCACTAATTTGAAATGAGTTTCCGGCAACCACTTGTCATGCATTTCTGATAAACTACCCCAACCCCTAAAAAGAGGCCCCCCCCGAGAATTCACTCTATACTTCTCGGGAAATCGGTGAAACACCGACTGCTCGATTAGTGAATCTGGGAGCGGGGGCAGGACTGAAAATCCAGTCCAGAATGCGTAACAGGTTTTACATGGCGCATGAAATCAACCAATTTCTCGGTAACAATTTCAAAACGACCAAATTGGTCACCATCTCCATGCGTCCAAAAACCTACAATAAAACCATCCTTATCCAATACAGGAGAAGTACAATCACCTCGACGTGTTGCAGCAGTACACCACCCAGTTGGTGATGCAAACCCAACAATTACTTCAGGCCTGCTTACAGAACCATCTCCAAAGCCATAAACTGTCACTATTGATGACTCTTTTAATGGTCTCAAATGATGTGCTTTAAAAGGTGTCGCAAAACCACTCACCTTAAAACTAGCTATATGATCATTGTGTACTGTTAGAGTTGCAGCTTTCATTGTAATTGAATGCACGTGATTTCGTGCATAATAATTCTTCGTTAAATCTTCACTCAATGCATGCATAACAACAAACATTTGGTCTGCAACCAGTGTTCCAGTACATAAATAATTATTATTCATGTCATAAACCTTATAAACACCACCAGCCAACTCATCAGGTTTCCAACTTTGTGGAGCTAACTTCTTCTGCTCCAACTGACGTTGGAAATTTTGTCTGGACTCATTCAACCAATGAACATAATCCTGTGTGTCAACCTTAATCCGCAATTTCTTAGACTTAAAGATTGCACGTTGCTGTGCTGAATCATCTTTGATATCAGGAATCTGAGGACCACTCGCCTGACCCTCCATGTGACCATACTCATCAGTATGAGTCTCATAACGATCAGCGTGGTCTTCCGCTCCCTCCGAATAATCATAGGGTGACTTCTTTCCAAAATTACGACGTGGTCCACCTGTTTGACGGCGGTTATTCTTCTTACCTTTCCGTCCCCCTTTATTAAGGTTCCAACCTGATTTTTGTTCTTCAAGATTGGCTTCCTCACGTGTACGTGTCTGCATATATAAAAACGCAGCCATACACATAAGGACAGCTGTGGCTTTTAAAACTCGTCGTCCCTTCAGTGGCAATTGACGCCATCGACTAACAACACAATCAGCCATCTTTGCATATGGTATATAAACATAGTCGGTAATTACATTATCAATTTTTTCCAATATTGGGTATTGATCCCAAATATCTTCAAGTTTCGATGACACATAATCATAACCATCTTGTTTAATATCTTCTTTTACTTCCTTTTTCATACGATCTGTGCAGCCTCTTGTTGCTTCATCCATTTCTTCCGGAATTGGTCTCTCTTTTACATAGGCAGACTTTGTGAAAGTATCACTAACAGATTTCCAAAAGGATTGATAAATTCCAGATTGATGCATTTTTGCACGCGCTCTGAAATTTTCTTTTTTAATCTCTTCCTCATCCTCGAATTCAATCCAGCATTGGGGCTCTAAAGTCCCATAAATACTTGGATCTGGTTTCGCTAATGTTGGTAAAGCTTCTTCCTCAGCGGCGTCAAACAAAGCATCAAGCTCAAGTTGACGCAGTCTTTCTGCCTGTTGAGCCGCTTTCTCAGCTAAGGAAGCGACAAAACTTGCGTGCCTCTCAGCCTCCCTCGCGGATTGAAACACAGAGGAAACTGAACTCACATCAGCCTCATTCTGCTTCTGCCGAAAGAAATCATCGGCAGGTTGTTTTTGTTCCTCATCATCATCACTCTCAACCACAGCTTCATCACCTGGTAAAGGAAGTCTACTTTTATCTTTCACAAAATTTTTCAACTTCTCATCAACCTCAACACCAGCGAGCCAATTATCATATTCGGCTTTAGCTTTTGCTAATTTTTCCGCTCGATTGGACTTTGCTTCATCGGAACCCTGCAAATGTTTTAATTCAAACTTTATGGGTTCAGGTATAGGCTGTGTTGGTGTATTTCTACGCAGAACATTAGGACTCGTAGCCATATATTGCACATAGTCTGGATTTGTTTCTAACCACACGATAAATTCTGCAATAGTGTCAAAAACAACATCTACACCAAACAGGGTTGACCTAACAGGTGCAGCCATTGCTACTAACTGACACTCATCCTTAAGATCTTGCAAGCGAATCGTTTTCACTTGTTTAAGATCAAATCTCATAATCTTTACATAATCAGCACCATCTGCGCAAAACATCGTACCTTTGCCATAAGGAAATTTCTTTTTCCGTTGGAAATTTTCTTCATCCTTACAAACTCCATCATACTCTTTTTGAGCTGTTTGGTAATCACCATACACCTTCTTGGCATATTTGCGCACTTCATCAGCTTGATCCTCAGGTAAATCGTCAAAATTGACTTTTCCTTCCCACCATTCTGATAACCACTCACACATCCACGATGCATAAGGTATCTGTTTCAATAGATCTAGTACAGGTTTGCACAAACTCACCATGCGTTTAGCCCCTAATACAGGAGCCATAATTAACATGGCAATTGAAATCACACCCGTCATAAACATTCCTGTTTTATTAAAAGTCTGACGTGCACCTTGTGCTTCCAGATCTACCTTCTTCCACCACTTTCCAGGAGGACGCGGAGTTGAGAACCATGCCGTAAACAAGGAACCCAACCCTACACATGTAGCAAGTCCTTGCAAGCCAAGCGACATATAAAATGCCTTCTTTGCCTGCTCCGCATATTTGTCAAACCGACATAATACACCCCAGACTAACCATGCAATAGCCAGAGCAATCACAAGCCAACTTGTTGCGGGTGCAACAAGAGCATAATCCTCTGCCCACTGTGAAGGAGCAGCCTCTCCCAAACCAAATTGCAAAAACAAAAAGAAAATTGTATAACTTGCACTGGTAATCGAGGTCCCTCCCCCAAAAATTCGTGTATAACCCAACCAACTGAGGGAACTAAATCCTTCTACAGCACTTGGATAAACACGTTTTGGAAACTTCCGTTCCAAATCACGCATGTGAAGAAGTGTTGTAACGTCCACATTACTGTAGCCAATACTTTTCGGCACTCCATCACAATCCTTGCATGTTTGCCATTCACCACACATGCAATTCTTTTCCTCTTGGTCTTCAACCTCAACATCTCTCTCATACTCAATATCAATGTGTGGTCGTTCATAACGTAAACCACCAAAGACTTGTTGTACACGATCTTTGAAGTTGGACTCAAGAGTGTCATGACCTTGGTTCTCGGTCACCGCCTGTGGGATTTCTCCCACGAGGACTTGAGTCTCTTGGTTCTCGAGACCCTGCTCAGGTTTCAACGACCTGAAAACTCCTCCCTGATAGGAGGGGTACCCCAACGTTCCATTACTAGAACAAAAGGGCACTACTGGATACCACTGTGGTGGTCCAGTGTCGAGGCCTTGGTTCTCGGCCACCGCCTGTAACTGGGTTCCCCCAGGCAGGACTTGAACTCCTTGGTTCTCGGAGCCCTCAAAAGCAATAAACTTACCCCCGGTTG